GTTGGTGACCGGCTGTGGTTTTCGGAGGCGCCGGTAAACCCCCACGCCGATCTTGCCGGCCTCCACGATCGTTGCGAGCTTCACGCTTGCCATCTATGCGACCTCCTCTGCCCAGAGGGCCGCGTCGTTGCCGAACACGGTCCACCCTTCGACACGTTCACGCCCGAATAGCTCGAGGTAGGGGCCCGTGGTCCAGTGCTTTTCCAGGAGCGCCCGAAACTCCCTCGGCTTCTCGCTGTGGACGTGGCTCTTGCGAATGGTGACGACAGAATCGGGGAGGTCTGTCTGGACGTCCGGCACGCAGGAGCCACGGGTCCAGAGCGTGAGGATCTCATGGTTTCCGCGCGTGTAGTTGCCGCCGGCGCCGTCCACCTTGTCCCAAACGAGTTGTTGCTTGTATTCGAACCCCCACGCCTCGCCTACCTCGCGCGGGCCCGGGTTGTTGAACATCATCGGCGCGGTGATCCACATCGCCAGGACTGCGTTCGGCATGCTGTGAACGCCCACTGGGAGCGCGCAGAGCTGCTCGATCGTCATGCCGGGGAACTTGATTTCGGACCCGGACCCGGACGGTTGCCGGTCGTCGTAAATCCAGGGCGGGTCCGCGTAGATGACGCGATACTGGCCCTCGAGCCGGGCCTGGCCCTCGATGATGGCCCGGCGGCCGGCGGAGCGCATGGTCTGGCGGAGCTCCCGGATGCCCAGGCCCTTGTCGCGGGCCTCCTCGAGCCAATGTTCCTGATCGATGCGGGGCAGAGCTGCGACCAGGTCCGAGTGACCCACGGACGGGCTGAGCTCGCGGACCTCCGTGGACACGCGCCGGCAGATGCTCGTCAAGTTCTGGATGGTTTTCAGGCGGTAGCCCGTGGCCTCGATCGCCTGCTCGAGCCGGCGGTTATAGTCGCTCCGGCTCTCCGCGTAAACCATGAGATCCCCGACCCAGTAGGGGCTGGCTTCCTGCATGGCGATGGCGAGCTCGAGGGCGTTCCAGAACTTCGGGAACGTCGGGCGCCCGATGACCTGGACGCCCTTCGATTTGAAGCGGAACCCGTCGAGCTCGATCGGCCGCTCATCCAGGAGACTGAGCTGGCCGGCCGGTTCAGTGGGTGGGGCCATCGGTGTCTACGTCCTCGGTGAGCTCCGCCTGGCTGGACGCGGGCGCCTTGGGCTGGGCCGTCTCGCCGCCTTGCTTGGTCCGGCGGACGCTCAGTTTCTCGTCGCCAGGCACGATGCTGATGGCCACGCCCTGGTGTTTGTGGGTGATCCGGTTGTGCTTGTGGAGGGCCTTGATCCCCGATGCCTTGAGGCTGGCGATGTCGCGGACGGCCTCATCGCGTCGGTCGCTGGCGTCTCCGATGCCCTCGCAGATGTCGTCAATTTCCCCGATGCGAACGTGTTCAGCGCCGGGGAGCCGCCCCTGACGGGCGCGGGGTGCTGCGGGGGGTTTCGGTTTCTTTGCCATTCAGTCCTCCAGAAAGGGGCAGGATTGCCCCACGGGTGCGCCGGTGATACTCCGCGATGAGGAGCGCGTCCGCGATCGCGTGCGTGATTTTCCCGTGATTTGGGAACAGTTGGATCGCCCGGGCCCGGCTCACCCGCTTGTCGCCGCCGGTCCTCGCGTCCATCGCGTTTTGCCACTTCAGCGGACTGACGTGGTTGTAGCTGATGCCCGCCGCGGCCAGGCCCATCTCCACGTGGCCAACGTTCTTGCCGAACGTGAACGCGCCGACGTGGCCCTGGCTGGGCAATGAGTGAACCCGCTCGAGAAGGGCGCTGAGCTGCTCCACGGGAAATGACTGACCAGCGAAGTCTACGAGGCCCGTGAACAGGTCGAACAGCTCGCGGGGGCTATCGACCGAGAGCGGGCCCGATCCGAGAATCACGCCCAGGTCGCTCAGGAGGCCCCAGCCGCCGCTCCGACCGGGATCGATACCTAGATACAGCATGGTTCAGGTCGCCTATTGTGGCGAACAATTACTCCTCTGGCAAGGGCAGAGTTTCGGGTTCCGGCGCCCGGGCCTTGGTTTTCTTCGCGGCCTTGGGCGCTTCGACGGGTGGCTCGCCTTGCCACTCGTGGAACGTGGTGGTTTCGGGGTGAAAATCCAGGTTCGCCGTGCCGGTCGGGCCGTTGCGCGCCTTGGCCAACATGAACTCCGTGAACCCGCCCTCGCGGTGGTCCTTGCGGTGGAGGAAACAGACCAGGTCCGCGTCCTGCTCGAGGCTCCCGGAGTCCCGGAGGTCGCTGAGCCGGGGCTTGGGGTCCGGCCGCTTGTCGTTCGCGCGGTTCAGCTGTGACAGGACCAGAATCGGGACGTTGAGCTCGCCGGCGGTGAGCTTCAGCCGCCGCGAGGTTTCCGTCATGTAGTCGTTCCTCGAGGCGCCGCGCCGGTCCAGGGGCGGATCCGCAATGAGCTGGACGTAGTCGATGATGACCAGGTCGAGGCCGTGTTCCGCTTTCATGCGCCGGCAGGCCGCCCGGATGTCCCACACGTTGAGGCTGCTCGAGTCGTCAATCCAGATCGGGAGCTCACTCAGTTGCGCGAGGGCGGGCCCCAGGACCTCCTGGTCCTTGCTGCCCACGTGCCCACTGAGGAGCCGCATGCTGTTGATGCCAGAGAGGTGGCTGAGGATGCGGTATTCGAGTTGCCGGCGCTTCATTTCAAACGAGAAGAATCCAATCTTCGCGCCGGACTGGGCGGACGCGATCGCCGTGTTGACCACGAACGAGGTTTTGCCGATAGAGGGCCGGGCGCCCAGGATGACCATGTCGCCGCCGCCCCAGCCGCCGGTGAGCCGGTTGATGTTGTCGAACCCGGTCACCACGCCACTGACCTCGCCGCGGTGCTCGAGCCGATACTCCAGATCCTTGAACAGCTCCGTGACGCCGGCGCGCATGCTCACCAGGTTGCTCTTGGTGCCGTGGGTCTGGAGGTTCAGAAGCGATCGGTCGGCCTCGAGGAGAAGGTCGCCCGCGCGTTCCTCGGCCACGTAGGCGCTGGACATCAGCCGGTTGCACGTGAAGATGACTGATCGCAGCTGGGCCTTTTCCCGCACGATCGCCGCGTAGAACTGCACGTTTGTCGAGCGCGGGACGCCGTCACTCAGCGCCGCGATGTAGACGGGCCCGCCGCATTCATCGAGTTGGGCCACGCGCTCGAGCTCAATCTTGACCGTCAAGGTGTCGATGGCCTGGCGCTGGGCGGCCAGCCGGATGATGGCGTCGTAAATCTGCCGGTGGGCCGACCGATAGAAGTCCTCCGGCGCCAGGTCGATGAGGTCCAGGCCGGGGTTGTGGACCATGATGGCGCCCAGGACGCTCCGCTCCGCCTCGAGGTTATGCGGGAGCGTTTGTTGCTCCGCCAGGCGTTGGCTAGTGGCCATCGTAGACCTCCGCCAGCTTGAGCGCCGTGTGCTGGGCGTCGGACGTGCACGCCGGGGTATGTTTGCACCCTACGGCCGCGGCTGGAGCGTCCTCCTCGGACACGTGGCCGGCGGCCTGTGTGGCGTAGAGGTTCACGCGCGAGTAGAACACGGCCAGGGGATGACGCTGGCGCGTGAGCCAGACGTCCCGATCGTTGATGAACCGGCCCAGGCGCACCGTGAGCTCCGCCGCGCCCAGGATCCCGGTGAGTCGTTTGATGTTGCCCGCGTCCGCCTTGGTCACCTGGTAGACGGCGCCGTGTCGCTTGCGCCAGGCGTCACACCAGCGCGCGATCATCTGCTTGGTTGGGTCCTCGCCCTGGATGGCATCCTTCAGCCCGCGGACCTCGAGGAGGGCCTTTTCCAGGGCCCCCTCGAGTGTCTCGAGCCGTTGACGGGTGGAGGCCACTAGGCCAGGCCCGCCACCACGCCCTCGAGGAGCGAGGCCGCCTGCTTGTTGAGCTCGAGGGCCGCGTTGAGCATGGCGTCCGTGCGCGTGGGCCCGAACGCGACGATGAATGACTCGTGGGACGTGGCCAGGTCTTTCTCCCGGACGTCGTCCAGGCTGGCCCAGACCGCGATACTGCCGTCCTGATGGTTCTTCACTAGATGTAGCTTCATTGGCTCGCTCCTTTGA